GCGTATCAAACAGGTTCAACATTTGATACATCTAATTACAGGTGGACACCAGCAGTTGCAGGTAAATATTGGATTTTTAGTTCTGTATCTATGAAAGCAACAAGTTCATCTCAGTATTACAATTTAAGAAAAGTATCAGCACAACTATACAAAAATGGAAGTGTTACTGCAAATCCTGAGATAAGAGTGAGAGTTGATTTTAATGATTCTAACATTCAAGCAGCAACAGCAAATGATTTTACAGTTACTTTACAAGGTACAATATCACTTACAGCAACTGACTATCTTGAAGTGTTTGGAATGAGGGAAAACGCAAATGGAACGAATGATGGAAGGTTTGAGGGTAGTGTTTCATATTTTGGAGGATATAGGATAGGAACATGAGTATATTAAAAACAAATCAAATAACTGACTTAGGAGGTAACGAACTCCTAACCAGTAATGGTAGTGGTGTTATATCTAGTGGTGGTGCAATAACAAATACTCCATCTTTTATGTATCGAAGAGGATCTAATTTTGCTTTAACACAAAATGCTACTACACAAATAAATTTTGATACTAAAATTGCAGATACAAACAACGCATACAACACATCAACTGGTAGATTTTCACCACCCACAGGACAAGCTGGGTACTATTTCTTTTTTTGTGGAATACAATCGTCTGCAAATCCAGCAGCTTCGTTTCATTGTGGTATTCAATTACGAGATAGTGGAGATAATGGTGTTAGTAGTGGTTTTGGAATGGATCCATATTTAGATTTTCAATCTCAATTTGCTGTTGTAAATCATAAAATTTATTATGTTCCAGTAGATCACACAGTAAGAGTGATAGCGTTTACTGGTACTTCTGGAGTTGAGGCTACAACTAGAACTTTTTTTGGAGGATATAAATTAATAGGAGCATAACATGACATCAATAATTAAAGTAAACACAATACAAGATGTAGGTGGAAACAACCTATTAATATCTAATGGATCAGGAACTATTACTACTAATAAAATTGGAATTACTGAAGCTGACCAATGGAGATTATCAGCAGACTTAACTACAGCAACCAATGTTGTAACTGTTTTATCTAGTAATTTAGAAAGAGTAGATACATCAGCACAAGGGTACTTAGGTACTGGAATGACACAAGCAAGTGGAATATTTACATTTCCAAGCACAGGAATTTGGTTAGTGTCTTATGGAATATCTACATCTAAAAATTCTGCTTGGACTTATTTGTATGCAAATATTGAAACTACAACTAACAACTCTACTTATACTACTGTTTCTCGTGCAGTAACTTCTAGCACAGGAACAATGAGTGGATATCCTGAAATATCTTCAATGTCACAAACTCTTGTAGATGTTACTAGCACTTCATTAGTTAAAGTAAGATTTGTTTATAATACAAATGTTGCTATTACCCTTCAAGGTAACTCAAATTATAATAAAACATTTTTTACATTCATTAGATTAGGAAATACATAACATGGCAATAACTAGATTAAACAACAACTCATTAACATCAATTACTGCTTTACCTACTGCGATATCAACTGGTAAAATTGGACAAGTTTTACAAGCGTATAAAAGTGATAATTTTGAAACATCTGCTTCTAGTGATACAGATATTACAGGATTAAGCGTTGCTATAACACCAACAGCAACCAGTTCAAAAATATTGGTTTTATCTAATATAGGTGGTTTTTCACATAATGGAGTAGGTGGTGGATTTTGTATCAATAGAGGAATCGGTGGCACTTTCACTAAAATAGGTCGAGCCAATGCAGATGGTAGTAGAACAAGAACAAGTTATGCTGGTGATCTTTATACTGGTGACGCATCAGGAACAGGACAAATGTTTTTTAGTTCAAATACTTGTCATTTAGATAGTCCAAACACAACATCAGAAGTAACTTATAAAGTTACTGCTCAATTAAATGGAAATACTTTGAGAGTAAATTTTGAAGAAACAAATAGTGATAATAGTGATACTAATGTTGGAACATCAAATATTACTGTTATGGAAATATTAGCATAATAAAGAAAGGAAAAAAAATGGCACAACTATCAACTAAAATATCTCTGTATTGTAAAGCTAAAGGTAAGTCAGATATTGATTTTACCAAAGATGTTTTATTACAAGATGACTCAGATGGCAAAGGAGCATACATCAAAGAATGGAATGTTTCAGGTGTAGATAAACCTAGCGACTCTGATCTATCATCTTATGAAACTGCTGGAAATACAGAAGAAAAAAACAATACTGTCAGAGCTACAAGAAGAGCAGCTTATGGTGATATTGGCGATCAGCTTGATGAGATTTATAAATCATTCGATGATTGGAAAGCTAGAATTAAATCTGTTAAAGACGCAAATCCAAAGAGCTAATTATGTGTGAATTTTGTAATGGCGAATGTGTTTGTAAATGAAATATTTAGTATTAGTGTTTTTGTTGCTATCAGGAATAGCATATTCAGCAGATACTAATACGACTGTTAGTTCCACAGTAACAGGAACAACTACAGTAGATAAAACTCCAAGCACAGCAAACGCACCAAATGTAATGATATCTAATCAAGATGTCTGTACCTCTGGTGGCTCAGTTGCTCTACAGACGCAAATATTTGGTTTTGCCAAAGGATCTACTGTAACAGATATTACTTGTGAAAGACTTAAATTATCTAGAGCTTTATATGCTATGGGTATGAAAGTTGCTGGTGTATCTGTGTTATGTCAAGATCCTCGTGTATTTCAAGCGATGGAAATGGCTGGTACTCCTTGCCCTTACTTTGGAACAATAGGTGAGGTGGCACAAGCTGGGTGGGATAGCCACCCAAAAGATAGACCAGATTATGTAAAGGAGTCTAATGCTAAGAACTATATTGTTGGTGGTGTTATTTTGGCTATTACCACAGGCATCTTTATATTCTGAAGAAACATCTAATCTTGTAACTCCAGCAGACGAATGGGATCAGAGTGGCAAAGTAAGCACTACTCAATGTTCCTACTCAGGTGCTTTGGAAGATGGTGAGGTTTGTACTGGATCTGCTAACACACGAGGTGTAGCCGATGGTGGTGGTACAATAACCAGCGATGTATATAGTCTTATTACCGATGGTGGTCTAACCATTGATGAAATACAACAAGGCTTTGATATAAATTATGGTGTCACAGTAGAGTCACATCGCAGTAATATTACTGTTCCTACTTGTTCAGCTACGAATGGTGATTGTAAAGATATTTTTCGTATTACTGTTACCTTACGAGATCAAGACAACAATGTATTTGATACTTTGGAACGAGAGGTAGAATTAGACTTTGGTGGCACAAGAGATTATCTTTATACCGATACTATTGATCCTAATTTTTACACAGACATAACTACACAAATGTCTTTGTATGGCACAGACGCTGGATATGTTCATGGTTATTATGGAGCGATATTTAGCGATCCTGTTTTGACTGCAACATATACAGTTGTAGAGCAAGTAGAAGATATTATAAACGATATAGTCAATGATGTTATCGATGACATCATCAATGACTCTACAGATTTTGAAATTATTGAAATAGATTTTGGTGATAACCTAGATCCTATTGAGATTTCTATTGATGATCTGACTATTGATCTTCCTGAAATTGAGACCATAGAACTAGAATTACCTGAGATTGAGATTGAAGTAGAACCTGAAGTTCAGATAGAACTTGCAGAGGTTATGGAAGAAGTTGCTGAAATGGATATTGAGGTCGAAGTTGAAGTAGAACCTGAACCAGAGTCTGAAGTTGAAGAAACAGAAAGCACAGAAACTCAAGAGTCTGAGCAAGAACCTGAACAAAGAGAAGTTAAAGTTGTTCAACAAAAAGAAACAAAAGAACAAATAGCAAAAAAGATTTTAGCCAAAGTAGCAGATAGTGGCGATCAAGTTGCCCTTGATACAGTCAAACTTGCTGTTATGGCACAATTAGCAGACACAAAAGGATTTAACGAGTACCAACAAACAACTCTTACAGACATGGATATTTCTAATTATAGTATGATGCAGATTGATGATTTATATGGTGGCTTGTTTGAGTCTGCACAAAATCAAATGATGAATGAGATTGTAAATGCCCAGTATTGAGTATCAAGGTCTTAAATTTACTGGTGGTAAATTCTTTATTATTATCTCATTAATAGGTGCAATCATAGGTGGTGGCTGGACTGGCTATAAATTTTATGATGATTACCTTGACATGAAACAACAAGTACAAGAGTTTGTAGCACCTGACCTTAGTGGCTTTGATAAAAGAATAGAGCTAATACAACAAGAAGTGTCTATGCTGAATGAAGAAATGCAAATGATTTTATCTGAGGTTGAGCTTGTGGCATCTACTGCAAAAGAACTTAAAGACGATCTGAAAAGCGATGTTCGTCAACTAGAAGCTGACTCAAGACATATTGAGGCATTAGTTGATGGTATCAAAAACAAAACAAGAGAAGAACTTAGATTGTTTGAAGATATGATTAGAGAATTAGAAGATAATCTACAATTAGAAATAGACAAGGCATTAAATAATCCATTAGGTAATATGTCAGCAAAGGTAAAATAATGACTACAGAAATTGTAAAAAAACAAGGCAACAGACCAAGTAAATACAAACAGTCTATTCTTGCAGATTTATTTGAAATGTTGGCTCGTGGTAAAACAATCAGAGAATGTTGCAAGGAGCTTGATGTATCTTGGACAACTCTTAGACAATGGATTAACAAAGATAAAAAATTAAACGATCAATATCTACAGGCAAAGCATGATAGCGTACTTTATACGATTGAAGATTTAGATAAGCTATTAGAAGAAGCAAAGAAAGATCCAAAGTTAAATATGACTAAAGTCAAGCTGCTAGAAATTATACAAAAAAATGTGCATTTTAAGGCTGGTAAATTAGCACCTAAAATTTATGGCACAGAAAAACAAACCATGTCAATACAAGATCAAAAGGGTAATGAGTTTAAAGTGGAGTGGAGCAAATGAAGATTGATGTAAAAACCATAGCACCATACATAGTCATTCTAGCATCTATGCTTATTACTTGGGGTATGTGGTCAGAAAGATTAGAAGCTGTCGAAAAGAAGGCAGATAAAATATCACAGATGCAACAAGATATAGCTGTGATAAAAGAAAAGATTATATGGATAGAAAGTTATCTAATAAATAAATGAAGATGTTTATTATATTCTGGTTATGTATTCAGAATCCTTACACATCTTTAGATACAACTTGTACCCAACAGATAATTTACAATCAATCCTATAATACAAAAGCTGAATGTAGAGCTGCATCGGAAAGTCTTGCACAATCTTTTATGCAAGAACCTAATGTATATGTTACTACATTTTGCACAACAAAAGCAGTACCTAAAGCATAAACGCTATTAGGAGGGGGAATGTTTAAAACTAAATCTATTTTGGTATTAAGTGATTTACACTTTCCTTACCAAAAAAAAGAATTTTTTAAGTGGATAAAAAAACTTAAAAAAAAAATTAAACCTACTTTGGTTGTTATGATTGGCGATTTGTTTGATGCACATTCTGTATCAACTCACTTACATTCACCAGAGTTGAAGAACATTAAATATGAACTTGAAGAAGCTAGGGTTTGTATAAAAAAACTTAGAAAAATATTTGATTGTCCTATGCCTATTATGTGGGGTAATCACGATATTAGAATACAAAGACTTGCTGAAAGATCAGCGATGCCTGAATCTTTTTTAAAAGACATAAATACGATACTAGGCATTGATAAAAAGTGGAAATGGACTTGGCACGATAAATTGATTGTGCAATTACCAAACAAAACAAATCTATTTTTTACTCATCATTTTAAAGCAAATGTCTTAGCTAGTGCAAAAGAATTAGGAATGAGCTTATGTGTTGGTCATCAACATACAAAGAGTTCTATTGAACTTTTTAGCTCACCTTTGGCCTTAAATTTTGCTATGTGTGTAGGATCTAGTATAGAGCCTAAACATGAAGCATTCAAATATGGTAAAAACTTTATCAAAAGGCCAATAATTTCTTGTGCTAGTATTGTTAATTCTATACCACAATTACACCCAATGTTTCTTGATAATAATGGCAAGTGGACTGGACAAGTATGAGTGATAGGTGGACAAAAAGAGAGAACATAAACGATAAAATAAATCCTGAGTATTACATCGGCACAACAATACAACTAGCTGATTTTATAAAAGCATTTAATTTAGACTTCTTTGAAGGATCTATTATTAAATATGTTGTGAGGTGGCGTAAAAAGAATAAACTTGAGGATTTAGAAAAGGCGAAATGGTATCTGGAGAAACTAATAGAATGTACGAAGAAGTAAAACAAGAAATAATAAAACATGAAGGTAAGATAAATAAAATTTACAAAGACCATTTAGGTAACGCTACATTTGGCGTTGGCCATTTGGTTTTAGAAACAGACGATCTAAAAGAAGGGATAGAATACGATGATGCAACAATTATGGAATACTTTGAACGAGACTTTAGACAAGCTACCGATGATGCACAAACTTTCATCAAAGGGGAAACTATTGATCCTCGTGCTTTTGGCTGTGTTATTAATATGGCTTTTCAGTTAGGATTACCAAGATTATCTAAATTTAAACGCTTTCAGTATCATTTGAATAAGTGTGAGTACGCTGAAGCTGCTGATGAGATGCTTGATTCTAGATGGGCAAAACAAACACCGAATAGAGCAAGTGAATTAGCAGAAATTATGAGGAGCATTTAATGTTTCAGATGTTAATTAAACCCTTGTTAGGTGTCGCTGGTGAAGCTGTCAAAGGATATGTCTCAACAAAAAAAGCAAAAGCTGAACTTGCTGTTACTGAGATAAAGGCAAAACAAAAACTAAAAGAAGATCAAATTGCTGGTAAAGTGGCTTGGGAGTCATCTGCTGTAAATCAAATGGAAAACAGTATAAAAGATGAGATAGCTCTTATAGTCCTGTTATTACCAGCAGTTTTAGTATTTGTGCCATTTATGACACCACATATTAAGGCTGGATTTGAGGCCTTACACAGTTTACCTGCATACTATCAGCATTTACTATATATCGCCATTAGTGCTAGTTTTGGCATTAAGGGTGCATCAGGAGCTATGAAACTGCTCAAGAAATGAGTACAACAAAGGAGTTAGAATCTCTGCTCAGAAAGATAAAAAAAGAGTGCAGAGAATTAAAAACTCATGTAAAATTTTTAACTGATAGACTTGAACTTGCACATGATAGAAATGCAGATTTGAGAAAAAAGATGATGACAATGACAATAGATGATGTAGTTGCACAACAAAAAGAGTTTGCAGTATATCAACAAAAGCTGTCAAAAGATCAAGAATTTATAGAAACTTTTGAAAAACAAACAGAGGTAAAACTAGACTCAACTGGTATCAATAATGAGAAAAGAACATAAAAATCCATCAGGAGGCCTGTCTGCAAAAGGTAGAGCATACTTTAAAAAGAAAGAAGGATTAAATTTAAAACCACCAGTCAAGTCAGGAGACAATCCTCGCAGAGCATCTTTCCTGGCCAGAATGGGTAATGCTAAAGGTGCAGAGTACAAAGATGGAAAGCCAACAAGGTTACTATTATCATTAAGAAAATGGGGAGCATCATCAAAGGCAGACGCTAAGAGAAAAGCAAAAGCCATATCAGAAAGAAATAAGAAAAAGAAAAAGTGAGATCAGTCACAGACGACATATTACTCTGGTCAAAAAAAATTATAGAGAAACCAAATAAACATTTGGGAAACTTTCCAACTTGCCCTTATGCACAAGGCTGTAGAACTCAAAAACAATTTGAGATTGAAGAAGTCCATGATGCTGAACAGCTATATCCAACTGTGGTAGAGTGGGCAAACAAATTAAAAAAAACTAAATACAGGATTGTCATAATTGGTTGTTCTGATTTATCAATCAATGCAAACGAATTAGCATCTAGCATAGAGGCTTTAAATTTTGTTTATATGCCAAAAGATGTTTACTTAATGTCATCACACCCTGAAACTGGTGAAGAAAATATAGACTTTCTTTACGATCATGGTTTTAGCACAGACAACAACTTTCTAATGGTTTTGATACAACGATATCAAGACTTAGAAAATGCTTCTCAGAAGTTAAAAAAAGTAGGTTACTACAAACATTGGGAAGCAGACTACTATAATGAAACTGTCGAACATCGACACAACTTACAAAGGAGAATAAATATGCGTGGTATGAAAAAGACTGCAAAAAAAGTAAATGGTAAAATGAACCCTATGATGAAAAAGGGTAAGAAAAAAGCCAAAAAGAAAAAGAAGTAATGCGTAAAGGACTATACGCAAACATTCATGCTAAAAGAAAGCGTGGAGGTAAAATGAGAAAAAAAGGTGCAAAAGGAGCACCGACAGAGGAACAATTTAGGAGAGCTGCTAGAACAGCTAAGAAAAAATAATGCCTAGAAAATTATCTCAAAAACAAAAAAAGTTAGCTGGTGTAGCGAAGCCATTTAACAAAATTACTGGAGCTGATTTTAAGAGACTTAGGAAAAATGGGAAAAACAAAAAAAAGAAAGTTTAAGAAAGTACCTAAGACAAAAAAGGGCGTTCCAATAAAATATGTAGCTGGTGCAAAGAACCCAAAAGCTAGAGAGTCTGAAATAAAAAGAACAGCCAGACTTTACAGAGAGGGTAAATTAACACCAGCTATGATGGATAGAATTTCTAAAATGAGGAGCAAAGGATAATGTCAAAGTATAAAAGTATTTCTGGTGCAAGTAGATTTTCTAAAGGTACTCTGGACAAAGTTTATAAAAGAGGTTTAGGTGCTTATTACAGCTCTGGTTCAAGGCCAAAAGTTTCAGCTCATCAATGGGCGATGGGTAGAGTAAAGTCTTTTGTTTCAGGCAAAGGTGGAGCAAGAAAAGCAGATGCAGACTTACTCAGAAAAAAAAAGACTACCAAAAAAAAATAAATTAGTAATTGTCAAGTGGATAGATAGTGGCCTGTGTGATCCTACATGGATAGAGGCTAGTAGTTATGAAAAAAAACCTATGCCTGTTTGTTTTACAGTAGGTTGGTTGCATAAGAAAACAAAGGACACAACAATACTTTTCTCTAGTTACTCTTTAGAGAACGACAAGTACAAAGAGGGTAATGAGGGAACGATACAGATTATTTACAATAAATGTATCTTAGAGTTAATTAATGTTGAATAATATTTTTTTTGCTATTTTTCTATAATTTATAAGAACCTTACCACCATTGTAGCAACGAATACATTTGTAAGTATCAAAACACGATTGAATCATCATGTGTCTTGTATATCTAGTCTTACAAGTATGACAAGTTTCTTTTTTATTTTCTTCAGTTTTTAAATTTGACACTCTTTAATTTTAGGTAAGTCACTAGGATAAATTACTGCCTTACCATTGATTTTTCTTCTCAAACATTCTTCTTCAGGGTGTTTCTGTCTGAGATTTTCAAAATGCTTTTTAAGTGTAGGCATACTCATACCCCACTCTTTAGCAAGTTGTGTCATGTATATTGGCTTTTCAATGTTCATGTATTTGCATCTCACTTATAGGTATTATTCTTACCGGTGTTTTACTTTTACCTAAATACATTATCTCAGCACTCATAGCTTGTTCTCTTGTGACTTTATAAGTATTTGGATAGTGCAATTCACCATGTTTATTTTTACTCTCTATTTTAATTAAAGCACCCTCTTTACCAAGTTTTCTTTCAGCAATCCCTACGCTACCACCATTTTTCCACATATGCTGTCTGATCTTAACTATATTCATACAAAGACTCCTTTCTCTTTTACTGATGTTTGCCAAGCAGATATAATTATTTTTGCATTTTCTCTTTTTACTAAATTTTCTTTTTGCTTTTTAAACTTTTGTATTTCTTGATCTATGTACTCCTTAAACTCTTGACTTGCTAAAGCATTTCTTCTTTGTTTTGCAGATGCACTTACTCCATTTTGTTCTTCTCTTAACTCTAACTTAGCCAATTCCATATCTCTTTTTATTTTGTAAAACTCTGCTTGTTCATGTGCAGACACAACGCTTTCTATCTCGTCAAGATAAATTAGTGATTGCTCTGCTTTTTCTTCAAGTTTTGAACTAAAACTATTTGATTTATATTTTTCCATCTTTTCTAATTTTATCTGCAATCTTATCTAACAATGTAATTTTAACTTCTGCATTAAATTGAGGATTATGCTCTGCAAGTGTATGATGTTCTCTACAAAGAGGTGCTAGGTTTTCAGGATAGTCTTTAAAAGAACTTGATCCAAACCCTCTAGGTTCTATGTGGTGGCAATCATTAGCAAAATTACCACACATTATACAGGCAATATCTTCAGGAATGTCATAACCCCAAAAATCACATAATATTTTTGTATATTTTTTCAAATCTACACCCTCCTCCATTGTATATGATCTAAAGCATCTATACAAAACACTATTTGATTTTGATTTTATCATTATCTTTTCTGCTCGTGTTTATGCCACCCATAAGTATTAATCTTATCTACTAATTCTAACAAATACTCTCTGTGATTAACTAATTTTTTTTCAAATTTAGGATCGTGCCTTGACTGTTGAAATTTATCAAAAGGTATATCTTTTGTTATTTTTTGCACTACCTCTAATATTAGTATTGTCCTAGCTTTGTCTGTAGATATCGGAACTATTTTTAATTTTTTATTTTTTACCATTAAAATAATCTGATCTTTGCTGATTAATAGCACAACTAATCGCAATAGCTCTTTTATTATCCTCACTTAAATCTCTAAGATTGTTGTATTCAAGCATTTTATCTAAGGCTATATTTATCAAATTCAAATTTTTATCTATCTCTGATGTATCTGCATTGTGATAACTTGGTTGGTAGTTTTGATTTGTATTGTTAATTCCTGTTTTCTTTGGCATTTTGTTAATAATTTTATTCATCTGATTAACAGATACCTTATAAGATTTATCGTGATTTTGATTATAAAAATCTTTTTGCATATCATTACATTCATTAAAATTGACATCTACTAGTGCCTCTTGCATTGTTATTTCTAGTTTTTCGCTACTCATATTAATCTCCTTTTTTAAAATATCGTTCAATGATCTCATTATTATTATAAGCCTCTCTAAATAGTGTAAATTGATTCCAACCTACATTTAATTGTTCAATAGAAAATTCTTTTAATTCTATCTTACTATTATTTTTTGGTAGTCTTACAATAATTCCTTTTTTTACTCTGATGTCATCATTAACATTTATCAACCAGGAGTATGCACCTAGTTGAATACAAGTATCACTATAAATTCTTTTACCAGTTTTAAAATCTATCAATATATGATTACCTTCTTTATCTTTTACAAGTAAGTCTGGACACCCACCAAACTTATGTGTTTCACAAACCATTTGTTTTTCACTCCAAACAATTTCATATTCTTGTTGATCCCACCATTCAACAAATTTAGCAAAAGCCTTTTTAACTTTTGCATCATCAGGTATTTCATACTCTTGTTTGTGTATATGTTTTTCTGCTAAATCGTGAACACTTGTACCTTGTTCTCCAGCTTTATCTCTTTCTTGTCGATAATCTTTTCCATCTCGACCACAAGTCCATGCCCAATGTATTAATGCGTTTGAGTCTTTAAAACGACTGAGAACAGTTGTAGTGCCAACAACTATTTGGCCATTACTTAGTTTGTATATTCCTGTTGGCATTAATTTTTTCTACTTTCTTATTCAATCTTTGTTGAAATTTTTTTGCTGCTTTATCAAATTTATTTAAAACTTTTATGATCCTTGCTATATCTACATTATCTTTTGATGTCATTTTCTACCTCAGTTGTATTTTTAATATGAAGCCAAACCCATTTTAACTTTTTTTTACTTTTTAAATTTCTTCTACAATCTTCTTTTAGTTTTGCCTCTTTAATTTTAAGTTCGGCTAATTTTTCCTTACTAAGCATGGCTAACACACCTATAGTAAGCAATCTCTACGGGGAATATAATGCAGTAGATAGCAAATGTATTAGCCATAAACAGAAATTTACTAAAATTTTTTTATAAATCAAGTAAAAATAACAAATTGTTTATAAATTATTGAAAAAAACATAAAAATAGTTTTGTAATTGATGTAAAAATCAGTATAAGTTTAAAATATTCGTTTATGGTGTATATTTGACTGATATAAAGAAATTACCAGCTATGTATTTATATACACAAGACTGGATCTCTGGAACAAGAGGTCTTTCTATGCAACAAAGAGGCATATACATAGACCTTTTGGCCTTTTCACAATGTGAAAATGGTCGTGGATTGCCTAATGATGTTGAAAAAGTGGCACACATGATTTTTCCTTTTATAAAAAATCAGAAAAAACAGACAGAATTGTTCCAAGATTTACAATATGTTATAAAAAACAAGTTTGTCGTTAAGGACAATCGCCTCTTTAATGAAAGACAACACGCTGAATTTAAAAAGGGTTTAGACTTGTCTAATAAGAGAAGTCTTGCTAGAAAAAAAGGACTTGTTAAGGTTTTGTCACAACAAAACGCTAACAACACAGATGACTATGACAATGACTATGACAATGAAGATTATATAAATAAATTTGAAACTATGTGGAAAGAGATTTCCCCAAAAATTCGTAAAAGATCGTCAAAACCTAAAGCAAAACAAAAATTTTTACGCTTGTCAAATGATAATAAAGATAAGGTTTTATCTACTTTTCCTGTTTACCATGAAGAACAAGGCGAATTTACAAAGGCATTAGATAGATTTATTGCAAATGAAATGTACCAGGAGATTACACAACCACTAACTTTAGAACAAGAAAAAGAAGAAAAACAAAAAGAGAGTGATTATTTATTAAAAAGTAGATACGAATTATATTTAAAAACTGGAAAATCTTTTAATTTATCAGCACAAGATATAAGGAAAGCAGAAAAAAAGTTTGGTAAAGAAAAAAAAGAAGAATAAAAAACAAAAAACATTAAAAATTGAAGAAGAAAAGGATTTTGGATCACAACCAATAATTAATGTTGATGGTAAATACATAAGATTGCCAGATTATAAAGAAATTATTCTCTCTGCTGGTAGAGTAGAGCTAAAAATAAAGTCAGTTTTACACAAATACTTTACAAATAACCAGCTTTGCCCTCAAGACGCTAAAAAAAATGCAGTCAGACACCTTGCTGGAGAGAAAATGGAATATTTATCAGTTCTTGCGAATGTCAAAAGGAGTCCTACGCAAAATTGGGATCGCATTGAGGGATTAGTTGTAGGTGGTTATGATTTAATCAATATAAATTCTTTTGATGCACACTCTGTTTTTACTAAAGCACTCAATGAATGTAAGCCACATGATATGATTTTGTACGATTTAATAGTAGAAGATCAACCTTGTGGTAGAAAAAACATGGATAGATTAAGAGAATGTCTTGATAATTGTGCAAATTTCTTTAAAATCAAGTAAGGCCTATGTTTGAAACTCTCTTTCCATAGGCCAATTATAATGTTTGACAAGTGGAATCGCATTTTGGTATAAATTATTAAGGTCAAATCTTATGCCTTATTCCCTTTTTTGTTATGGTCAATCCTTATATAAAATTGTGGGAATCAGTCCTTATCAGATTATTGCTTGACAGTTTAGGTTATCCAAGTCCAACTATGAGTGAATCTCTTTACAGAATAGAAAATAATGCAAAATTATGGCTTAGATCTAAGTCTTTTGAAGATGTATGCGATCTAGCCGATAAACAACCAAATTATATTATGAAAATTTATGACAAAATTAAAAAAAAAGAAAACCTTGAACAAGATCAAGCTGCAAAATATCTCAGATTTTTACTTGTATCAAAACGATAATGAGAACTGCCAATTTTTTATTGTAAGAGATGACAACCAAAAACCAAACCTAGTTATGGTTTATAGAAATTTTGAAAACGAACAACAAATTTTAGATTTTATTGAGGGTATTAGACTAGCCGACAATCCACAAAGTAGTAGAACAATACATTAAACACCTACTTAAAAGCCCTTTAAAAGAGCTTTTAACTAAATATTTAATCACTAGGTAATAATGTTTCTAAGTTTTTTCTGGCCCAAGAAAAACCTTTTTTATCCCAAGAATCATAACACTCTGCAATAATTGTATTGAGATAATAAAGCTCGACTTCATTCTTGTCGAACAAATCATCATAATCACTAGTTTTGACATTTATAAAAACCCATTTATTATTATTGTTTGGATCACGAACTACTCTATAAACAAAATTTGAATTATTTATATCAATACCACGATCACCAAACCAATTTCTAATAAATTTTTTTGATGTCTTTATTAACTCTATTGGTTTATTTTTAGTCATTGTTTTCCCCTTCCTTGCACATTGGACAAATATTAACATAATATTTTTCCCAATCTTTTTGATTAAATTTATAAAATTCAAAAAATATTGAATTAATTACTTTTCTATACTCATCTTGATCGTTATTAAATTGCTCTATAGACAATGATCCAATAACACTCATTAAATGAAAAGTATCTCTTTTTGTTGTTCTAAGCATTATTATTTCCTCCAACTTTCTTCTTCACAATCCATTAAACTTAATGCTTTATAAAGTTGTGATTGTTGTTCTTTCCAAATACTTTCTTTTGGTTCGTCTTGTATTTGGTTTTGCTTTGCGTCAATCATCATAGCTAAAACATCTTTTGCTATTAACAATTTATCAAAACTTGACAAGTCTTTAACTTGTTTTGTTCTAATAGAGTCAGCATTAATAAAATTACTAACTAAATCTATTTTTTCAGCCATTATTAACCTCTCTTTTTAAGCGACAATATAAATATTGTCTATTGTGTTATTACCTAAAACATGAATTTCAATTCCACAATCTTTAACTTTCAAGAAATCATCTTCATTAGTTAAATTCTTATTGATATTACATCTATAAGAAAATATTTTTTTTACTTCTGGCTTATCACTATAACCTCTTGGAAGTAGTTTTACAGATTTGTTTAATTCATAAACCTTATCAAAACTATTTGGCGAATTTCTAAGTTTATCTACCCAATAATTACATTTTGATATTAATTCATTATGCCATGATTGAATTGCAAATTCATTAATTGGTATGTGTGTTCCCATTATTATTTACCTCTCATAATTAGAATATAACTAATGTAAACAAAGCCTATAATTATAAATAAATCTAGGCCGTTAAAACCTTGAAATAACATTTTATTAAAGCCATTCGTGGTTAATTGCGTAGCCGTCATCAAAAAGCTCTCTTGATAAGGTATAGATTAAATGAAAACCCATATCCATTCCACAACCACCGACCTTAATTCCGTTGGTTTTGTCTGATACTTTCCAATCAAGAGCCTTTGATACTAAGTAAGTCCAATCTAATGCCTTATCGTTTTTTAATTGCCTTACTTTAATATGTCGCATCATTCCACTTCTTGAAACGTGTTCTAACTGTGTAAATAAAGTGTCGCCTTTTTTTAAAACTTCTTTAAGTTGTTTTTTTGCAACTTCTTTATTACTAGCAACTACATCAACCAAAAAGGGGTTTTGATTTATTATTTTTTTTTTCATAATATTTCTCTCTTTCTGAATACTTTAGGTATTCATATAAAGGCCAATAAGACCTTTATAAAAATATCTAATTTGTAATGAATGGTAATGGCTCTGGCTTTCTGCCAATACTTTCCAAATATTTGTTAATTTGATAACAATATTTTTTATATTGGTTAAAAGTTGTATAATTAAATTGTATTGTATAACCCTTATCAATTTGGTTAACAATATGTTTTAACTCTTGATTGGTTAATTTCATATTTGTAGTTCTCTCTTTCATTCTCTCAATAGATCATAAAAAAAAGAAAAAAACAATAAAAAAAGTAAAATTAATCTAAATATCTTAAATACTTAATATATAGATAATTAAGCAATTTATCCTGATCTTTTTGGCTAAGCTGCTTATATTCTTTATTTAACTGTTTATCCTCAATAATAAACTTTATAAGCTGATTATCTTTATTGATATCTCTTTTTTTAATCATACTAATATAGACGAATACCAGGCCAAATTATTCCAAAAAACCACGAATTATCTAAACTTAATGAATAAATACTTAAATAAATGCATAAAGAGATATAAAGAACTATATAAGATTATACATAGAATATATATAGAAATGGTTGATATACTTAGATTATGTAAGGTCTATCTTTGTTTTTATATTAATGGATATATAAAATAACAAAATACATTTTACAAAGCCTATAAAGACAATAACAAACAAAATAAATTAAGAACTATATAAACAAATATATAAAATAATATTTTATTACAGTATTTATAATATTATGATGTATATCGGATAATATTTATGTAAATATGTACTATATTATTACTATTATTTTATATGAACAAAATACAAACAGAACTGTGTTGTAAAAATTTATGTGGCAACCCCCATCGTATTTTTTTTTATAATTATACTACCGATTACAACTCAGAACTAATGTTCATAAAGGCCTTGCCCATATAAATACAGATATGATAGAGTTTACAAAAAATAAAAAAGATATACCTGAAGGTAAGCTATATAGTGAGCTAACTATATTTGGCTGGGATAAGAAAAAAGAGATGCAGCATAGAGTATGTTTATATTGTGATGCTTGGGGATCTTTTGCTATACAGCCGAAAGATGCATACAGACAGTATTATTTTTTATGTGGAGATCATTACTCAAGTGAAAAAACAGAAAAAATCTAAGCCTAAAATTGATGTGTTTAGTATCTTGGTTAAAGAGCTAAATGACAGAACCCCTGTAAAACAAAACTCGGGTAAAGGTATTGTCAAAGATAGCACAGTTGCACGAATACAAGATATATATAGTGGGGATAAGAAAGACGATGTATGAGAGTTTTAGTAGCTTGTGAATATTCTGGAGTAGTAAGAGAGGCGTTCAAAAAAAAAGGACATGATGCTTGGAGTATTGATATTTTACCGACAGAAATAGAAGGTAATCATATACAAGATGATGTTTTAAAACATATTGATAAAGGTTGGGATTTGATGATTGCTCACCCACCCTGCACTTATTTATCAAACGCAGGTGCTAGGTTTTTATATCCAAAAGGTATATTGAATGAGGAAAGATATCAAAAAGGATTAGCAGCAAAGGATTTTTTTATGAAATTATACAATGCTGATATTCCAAGAATTTGTGTAGAAAATCCAATATCAAGTAAAATATTTAATTTACCAAAACATACACAATCAATACAACCTTATGAATATGGACACCCATACAGTAAGCACACAAGACTTTGGTTAAAAAATTTACCTATGTTAAAACCAACAAATAATTTAAAAAATTATCAACCATATTTACCTTCAAATACTGGTGGTAAAAAAAGAGGTCAAAAATGTAGTAATGGAGTTGTCCATAATTGGAAAGATGCTAGTAGGACATTTGAAGGTGTTGCTAAAAGTATGGCAGATCAATGGACTATTGAGTCAACAAAAAAAGCAGGTAATTGGTTTAATAAAGGTGGTAAAGATAGACAAAAAAATAGATCAAAATTTTTTAAAGGATTTGCAGATGCTATGGCAAGACAATGGAATAATTAGTGACTACGATTACGATTCCATACAAGCCTAGAGACCTACAAACACAAGTACACAAGAACCTTAAAAGATTTAATGTATTAGTATGCCATAGACGATTTGGCAAGACTGTATTGACAGTCAATGAACTAATAAAAAAATGCTTACAATGTAAGCTACCACGACCACGATATTATTATATAGCTCCGACCTATAGCATGGCAAAAAGGATAGCTTGGGATTACCTCAAGTATTATACCTCTGTTTTACCCAATATGGACTACCATGAGACCGAATTAAGAGCTGAACTACCCAATGGGGGTAGAATACAGTTATTGGGCTGTGAGAGGCCTCAAACGCTAAAAGGACTATATATTGATGGAGTGGTTTTAGACGAGGTTGCCCAAATGCCTCCGAAGATGTGGACAGAGGTCATACGACCAGCTCTATCAGACAGAGAAGGTTTTATGATTGCGATTGGTACTCCTCAAGGTCATAACGCCTTCTTTGATCTTTATAATCATGGACTCCATGATGATAACTGGTACACAGAGAAATTTAAGGCTAGTGAAACAAAAGTAGTTAAAAAAGAAGAACTAGCAGAGGCAAAGAAACTTATGCCTCCAGAGATATACGAAGCTGAGTATGAATGTAGCTTTGAAAGTTCTGCAATAGGAGCTATCTATTCACAAGGACTAAACAAAGCAGAAGATGAAGGCAGAGTAACAAAAGTGCCTTATGATCCTACAATGAAGGTATCGACCTTTTGGGATCTAGGTATGGCAGATAAAACCTCTATATGGTTTTGTCAGCAAAAAGGAACTGCTATACATCTGATAGATTATTTTGAGGACTCAGGAGAAAGTTTAGAATACTACTCATCGGTGCTACAAGATCGTGGATATATATACGATACGCACTATCTACCACACGATGCACAAGTACGAGAGATTGGAACTGGTAAATCGAGGGTAGAAATAGCACAAAGTCTTGGTCTATCGACCAGCATTGTGCCTAAAATGAGTATAGAAGATGGTATTAACGCAGTCAGAATGACATTATCACGATGTTATTTTGACTTTGAAAAAACAAAAGAAGGATTAGATGCCCTTAGACAGTACAGATGGGCAGTTAATGACAAAGGCGAAAGCAAAAATAGACCTCAGCACGACTGGACTTCCCATAGTGCAGACGCATTTCGCTACTTATGTACTGGATTACAGGAAACAAAGAACTGGGCAACACAAATTAAATATCCGAAACTAGGAATTGTATAATGAAATTAACGAAAGAAAGATTAAAAGCACTTATATCGCAAGAAATTACTAATTCTCTTGGCTATTATGGTGGTGAATTATCTTCACAACGCAAAAATGCACTAAAATTTTACTTAGGAGAGCCACTTGGCAACGAAGTAGAAGGACAATCGCAAGTCAGATCGCAAGATGTGCTAGAAGTTGTAGAGAGCATACTACCAAGTATGATGAGAATATTTACACAAGGCGAAAGTATCGTAAGATTTGAAGCAAATGGGCCAGAAGATGTGCAATATGCCGAACAAGCATCAGACTATATCAATCATATTTTCAACAAAGACAATAATGGCTACCAAATCCTACATACTATGTTCAAAGATGCTCTTATTTCTAAAAATGGCTTTGTAAAATACTACTGGAAAACAGATAAAGAGCAAAAACAAGAGTCTTATGAGAATCTTACTGGTGCAGAGTATCAAGCATTACTTGCTGACACCGAAGTTGAGGTTGTAGAAGTAGAAGAAGGCGATATTGACCTGGATATTAACAATGTTGACTTCAGCGAGACAAAATACAATGTAACTGTTCAAAGAGTTAAAGAATATGGGCGTGTGTGTGTAGAAAATGTTTCTCCAGAAAGCGTTTTAGTAAGCAAAACTGCAACAAGTTTAGAAGATTGTAACTTTATTGGGCAAAGAGTTTTTAAAACAAGATCAGAACTAATTAGTATGGGGTTTGACAAAAAAATTGTCAAAGAATTGCCAGTAGCAGACGAAGAAATTTATAATACAGAAGCTGTTACACGAAGGTCATACGATGATGAGACGATGCCACAAGAGTATCAAAACATCGATCCTTTACTGACTAGAGTGAGTGTTATAGATTGCTACATGAAATGTGATTTTGACAACGATGGTATAGCAGAATTAAGACACATCGTAGTTGGTGGATCAGGGCCAAACGCATATCATATACTTGAAAACGAACCTATAGAGCAAATACCTTTTGCTATGGTAACAGCAATACCAATGCCTCATAGATTTTATGGTTTGTCTATTTACGATCTAATCGGTGATGTTCAAGAAATCAAAACAACACTTCTAAGACAAACTCTAAATAACGCTTATCTACAAAACAATGCCAGAACTGTAGTAGTAGATGGGCAAGTGAATATTGATGACCTCCTTACATCAAGAGCTGGGGGTATTGTCAGAGCAAAATCTGCTGGTGCAGTTACCCCTTTAGCTTCTCCAAACTTTATGCAAGAAGGATTAGCGATGATTGACAAAGTTGATGGTATTAGGGAATCAAGGTCAGGTGTATCTAAAGTACAAATGGGTTTAGATAGTGATGTCATAAACAAATCACACACAACTGCCACAAGTGCAAATGTGATGATGAACGCATCTACACAAAGAATAGAACTGTATGCTAGAAACTTTAGTGAAGGTGTGAAAAGAATGTTTCAAGGTATCTTACAACTAACTTGTAAGTATCAAGATCAAGAAAGAATTATAAAATTAAGAAATAAATTTGTGCCAATGAATCCTAGAGATTGGCACGACAAATACAATGCGACTGTTCAAGTAGGACTTGGCACAGGATCACAAGACCAAAGACTTGAAGTGCTTGGTAGAGTTCTTGCAGTACAGGAAAAACTTATCGCATCAGGTGGAATGGGTATTGTAGATCCACAAAAAATCTATAATACTTTAGAAAAGTATTTAGAAAATGCTGGTTATAAAGATGCAAGTCAATTTTTTAACAATCCACAATCAATGCCACCAAGACCACAAAGACAAAAAAGACCAGATCCAACATTGGCTTTGGCTCAACAAGAATTACAGATGAAACAAGCAAAAGATAAAGCAGAATTACAATTAAAAGCTAGAAAACAAGAGACAGACGCTGTTGTTGCTAGAGAAAAACTTAATTTAGATCAACAAAAATTAGCTACACAAATTTTAAAACAAGACGAAGGTAATCAAATACAAAAAGAAAAATTAGCATCACAGATTTTAAAGGAAGGTATTAATTAATGTTTCAACCATTTGGATCAAGCAGCCTTGCACAAAACATCATAGACTCTAGACTCTCTGGAGTAAATGCTTCTACACCTTTGGCAAGACAAGATATTAATCAGTTTGGTGTATTTAGAAATCCATACTCACCAGAGGGATTCTATGCTAACGAGACAGATCAGTTTCCAAAACCAGCTTTCACACCACCTACTGTTGATGAAGAAGGCAACCCACAATGTAATAATGAAGAAGGATATTTCTACGATCCTATTACAAATTCTTGTAAACTTATAGAACCTGAACCAACTAGCGATGGTGGTGGAGATAATAAAACACCACAACCAGTTTATCAGGGTGTGGGAAGTGTATTTAGTCCAGCACAAAATGCCTTTATGAATTTAGGATTAGGTGGCAGTACAGCAGATGATGTAAAATCATATTTTGGATCAGGAGAGATAGATCCTTATGGATCAGGACTAAGTGGTTTCTTTAGAAGATTTACTCCAATGGGCCAGTTTTCTACATTTAGAGATGTAAATACACTTGTAAATGCTGGTGTGCTGGATAGAGCCTCTGATGGTACATTAAGGTTTGCAAAAGGTGGTAATCTTGCATATGCACTAGCAAATCAAAAGTTTGAACAAGACCTTGCAAAAAAACAAGGTTTGAACCTAGATGCAAAAGCAGATACACCATACGCTGTTGATTCCTCTGGCAATCCAATTTACATGACACAAAGCAGAGGTGACAAAGCTGATGATATGGGAACAATCAATTTTCAAGGTAGGCAATCAAGACCATTCCAATCTAACTTTGGTGCATCTAATATAGTATCTTATAGTCCACCAGATCCAAATAGACAGAAAAGCAGAAGTGAAAAAATGTTTGAAGCAAAACAAAGATTTGGCCCAACTAAAATGTATAATACAGAGAAATTTAAAGGATTAGGTTTTACAAGTGGCAGATAATGAACAAAAAAGAAGCCAACAAGCAAAACACATACTTGAAGATCCAATATTTATAGAAGCAGTAAACACAATTCGATCCGACCTAGCTAATGAATGGCTAAACAGCGATGTAAAAAGTTCAGAACAAAGGGAAAACATCTTTATTATGAGAAGAATGTTAGAACTTGTTGTGATGCAAATAAAATCAGTCATGGAGACTGGTAAAATCATAAAAAAATAGGAGAAATAAATGGCAGAACAACCAGTAATGGATTCTGCAACAGAAAATCCAAGTGAATCTGTTGCACCAACGCCCAAGCCTCTAAACACAGGAGAGGCAGCAGATGTCTTGAAGAACTTACTAAATCCAGAAGCCTCTAAGACTCAAGAATCTGCAAGTGATGAATCAACAAAAGAGGTAAGCGACTCAGAAACGAATATCGAAGATACTTTTGACGATCCAGAACTACTAGATCAAATTGAAGATGAACAAACATCTGATAGTAATCAGGAACTTTATAAAGTTGTTGTTGATGGACAAGAGCTTGAAGTCACCCTTGATGAACTTATGAAAGGTTATTCACGACAAAGCGATTATACTCGTAAGACCGAAAAACTATCTCAAGAAAGAAAAATTCTAGAAGATAGAAATGCACAAGCACAAAGGTTAAACGAGGAGGCTAAAATCAAACGAGATGAATATGCTGCAAATATAAAATTGTTAGAAGAACAGTTTTTGGCAAATGAATCAAAAGTTGATATGGACAAGCTGTATGCAGAAGATCCAGCAGAATATGTGCGTGAAGAAGCTCGTCAAAGGAAAAGAAAAGAAATGTTACAACAAACCAGAGATGAGAAGAAAAAACTTCAAGAAGAACAGATGATGGAAAATATGAAAAATCGTCAAATTTATCTTGCACAACAAAGTAAATTACTTGCTGAAAAACTGCCAATATATGCAGATCCAAAGAAAGGCCCACAATTTCGAAAAAACCTACAAGAATACGCAAAAGAAGTAGGTTATTCGGATCAAGACCTCGATCAACTTATAGATCATAGAGCAGTTGTTATGTTAGCAAATGCTTATCGCTATGATAAATTAAGAAAAGCTAACCTTAAAAATAAAAAAATAACAAAGGTATCTAAGGTCGTCAGTTCATCAACACAAAAAGTTCAAGACGATGATGAATCTTTACAGCGTATGAAATCTAAAAAAGCAACTCTTAGGAAAACAGGAAAAGTTAATGATGCTGTTCATGTTTTACAAGAGATGTTCTCTAAATAACAACATATAGAAAGGAATAAGTAATGGCACAACCAACCAATACTTTTGATACCTATGATGGTGCGAATTCTATAAGAGAAGATTTAGCTGATGTAATTTACAATATTTCACCGACTGAAACTCCTTTTATGAGCAACGCAGCAAAAGGTACAGCGACAAACACACTTTACGAATGGCAGACAGACTCATTAGCTGATGCTGCTGCTAACGCACAAATCGAAGGTGATGACTATACAGGCGATGCAAGAACTGCAACTGTAAGACTAAACAACCAAACACAAATCTCTGCAAAATCAGTAACTATATCTGGAACTGACGATGCAGTAGATAATGCTGGTATGTCAACACAGATGGCTTATCAACTAGCAAAGATGGGTAAAGAACTCAAGCGAGACATGGAAAGAGCTTTTGTAGGAATTGAAAATGCAAAAGTTGCTGGTAACTCATCAACTGCAAGAGAGACAGCTTCTGTCGGAACATGGTATGGTGGAAACAAACCCGGCACATCTTCTGCTGCTGGTAACTTCTCAACCAATGGTTCGCCTTCAGCAACTCCAGCTGGTACAGGAGCAACAGCAATAGCTGGTGGTTCTAACAGAACTTTTACAGAGGCACTATTAAAAGCTGGTCTTTTAAAAGCCTTTGAATTAGGTGGAGAGCCTGAAACAGTAATGATGTCACCATCACACAAACAGTTAGCTTCTGCATTTAATGGTGTCGCTACAAAGTATAAAGATGCGAGTGATAGAGTATCTATCGGTACAACTGACATTTATGTATCTGACTTTGGTGAGGTAGCTTTCGTACCAAACAGACATCAACAAGCAAACAGAGTTGATATCCTACAAATGGATATGTGGAGTGTGGACTTCTTAAGACCATTCCAAACAACTGATCTTGCAAAGACTGGTGACTCTGACAAGAAGTTACTCTTATGTGAGTACGCTTTATGTGCAAAAGCACCTAATGCAAACTATGGAATATTTAACTTAACTGCATAATTATTTGTAGTCAAAGGACTGGGGGTGTATATTGCACCCCCTTTATCATACAGAGAGGAAAAAATGACAATATTTAGTAATAAAAAACATTCATCAAGACTTTACAAAATTGTGCAAAACTCAAAGAAGATTGAACAAACTGTATCAAGAGGCACAGGCAAAAAACAATCAAAACAGACTTCTGGTGGAGATAGAAAATACGATCCTATGTTAAGCATGAGAAGTAATCAGGGTTTGGAAGTACAAGATACTATTGATATGATGATTGCAAAAGCAATAAAGTAATGGCTAAAAAATTCTCACTTAACGATCCTGACGATCAATCATCAGTAAAGACAAATCTTATTGTTGATGAAGCTGAGAATAAAATACACATAGAAAACTATCAAGACGAATCTACAATTAAAGAAATTATTGATGCCAATAAAGTTGCACAGAATGAAGGTGCATATAAAGCAAAAGCCTTTACCCATGAGAAGGGTTATCGTGTAGCAAGATTACCAAACATTGTAGTACACCAACTAGCAAAAAAAGGTATCATAAATTACAATGGCAAAGTGCTTGATAAAACTCGTTTCTTTAGGTGGCTTAACGACTCCGATAATAAACACTTTAGAATTTATACAGGAAACTTATAATGGCATTAGACACATATTCGAATCTTAAAACATCGATTGCAAATTATCTTAATAGAAGCGATCTTACTGCGTTTCTTGGTGATTTTATTTTGTTAACAGAGGCTCGTCTAAACAGAGAGCTACGAGTTAGAGAGATGGTCAACACAGATACATCTATCACAACAGTAGCTGGTACACAAAGTTACGCTTTACCTACAGGATATCTAGAGGCCACAACAATTATTTTTCAAAGTGATCCTTTCTGTACTTTAAGGTTTATTAGCAACACAGATTTTTATAACAAATACAACAATAGCCAAGCCAGAGGTAAACCAACATATTTTACAGTAGTTGGAACAAATATATTATTAGGTGTGCCACCTAATAGTGCAACAACATTACAAGTAAATTATTATAAAAAACTCGATACACTTTCAGACAGTAATACAACAAATACAATTTTAACAAACTACCCAGAGTTATATCTTTATGGTGCATTAGCAGAGTCAGCACCATTTATCATGCAAGATGAAAGAATAAATACATGGGGTACTCTATACAAAGAGGCATTAAAAAATGCGAATGAAACATCATCAAGAGGATCTACAACATCATCACCATTACAAATGTCAACCCCTCAGGTGGCATAGATGATAGAGTTTGGTGACTTACAAGCCGATCTACCTAGTTATCAAAACTCAGGTGCATTAGTAGTAGATAATGTTTTACCTTTAGCTAAAGGTTACAAGAGCCTTGCTGGTTTTCAGGCACTTAGTGGTACAGGATTAAGTAATGCAGCAGTAGGATTGTTTACTAGCTTTAGTGCTAGTGGTTCTACAAACTACGCTGGTGATAGGTCAAAACTTTATCAAATGGACTCCTCTCTTGTCTTTCAAGATAAAAGTAAAGCTGGTGGCTACAATAACTCTACAACAGAAAACGCAAGAGACTTTTGGGCATTTACACAATTCGGATCAAACATAATTGCAACCAACTTTGCAGACAATATTCAAAAATTTACAGAAGGCACAAGTAGTGCTTTTAGTGATCTTGTAGCTCTGAAAGCAAAATACATAGCAGTAATCAGAGACTTTGTAGTCGCTGGTTACACTAACGAGTCAGGCACAGTTTACAACCAAAGAGTTAAATGGTCAGGACTAAATGATAGTTCTACATGGACACCTAGTCAGGCAACACAGTCTGGTTTTCAAGATATTGTAGGTAGTCATGGTAACATACAAGCCATTGTAGGTGGTGAGTCTGCTGGTGTTATTTTTATGGAAAAAGCAATCTACAGAATGTCTTATGTAGGTGTTCCATTAGTATTTCAGTTTGACAAAATAGCAGACAATATTGGTGCATTTGCACCTAAGTCTGTAGCTTCTTACGGAAACATGGTTTTCTTTTTAGCACAAGATGGTTTTTATAAACTAACTGGTGGACAACAATTAACACCTATTGGTAATGGTAAAGTAGATAACTTCTTCTTTGATGATCTTTCATCTAACCTAGATGGTATTACATCTGCTGTCGATCCTAACAATAGTATTGTTGTTTGGTCATATCGTGGATCAGGTGCTACAGGAACTACCAACAACAAACTTCTTATCTATAACTATGCAGTAGATAAATGGTCAACTGGTAGTGGACAAGACCTAGAGTTTATCGCAAGTGCATCACAAGAAGCATTTACCACATTAGAAAGCCTTGATGTGTTAGGAGACCTAGACAATCTACCAAAATCACTAGACTCATACTTCTACAAAGAAGGTATTGTTGGTCTTGCTGGTTTTAATTCAGCAAACAAGTTTGGAAAATTTATTGCAAACAGTCTATCTGCTACAGTAGATACAACAGAATTTGAAGGAGCAAAAGGAAAGAGATCAACACTTATTGAGTGCAGACCAATAGTTGATGGTACAACAAACACAACTGTTACTGTTACTCCCATTACAAGGCAGTCACAACTTGATACAACCTCAACTGGTTCTGCTGTTAATACTAACGATACTGGCACTTGTCCTTTACGATCTACCTCTAGGTATCATCGCATAAGAGTTAGTGTTAATGGTAACTTTGATACGATGTCAGGAGTAGATATAGAAGCGAGACCTGAAGGTGGCAGATAATCAGTTTCCAAGAGTTCCTTTATCTATACCAGATACAAGTCAACATTTAAGATTAGTTTCAACATCACTTAATAATACGATAGATGGTAAGCTAAATAGTACAGGCACAATTACATTAACTGCAAGTGCAACATCATCAACTTTGACAGATGCTCGTATTAGTGGTAACTCTGTTATATTGTTTATGCCAACTACAGCGAATGGTAGAACTGCTCTCAACACACTTCATGTGTCGGCCAGAGCTAATGGTAGTGCAACCTTAACTCATGCAAGTTCAGGAAACACAGATCAAACTTTATCATATTGTATCATTGGATAATTTAGTAACACGAGTACCATCAGAAGATGTTGAATTTATTTGGAGACAAACATCTCCATTATTAACAAAAGCCTTAGACGAAACATATAACATAGAGGACATATATGAAGGCTTAATAGATGATCGTATGCAACTTTTTATAAGTTGGAATAATGATCGAGTTGAAAGTGCTATCGTAACAGAGATAGCAAAATACCCACAGTCAAAGGTGCTAAGATACTTTTTGGCTGGTGGATCTAACCTTGATAATTGGTTAGATAATCTACAACAAGTTGTAGAAAAATTTGCAAAATTACAAAATTGTACTCACATAGAAGTCGCTGGGCGTAAAGGGTGGGTGCGAAAGCTGAAAGGATATAAAGTTAAAGCATACTTATTAAACAAGGAAATATAAAATGTCAAAAGGATCAAACCCATCAAATGTAACAACAACTACTGCTACTGAACCATCAGAGTTTATAAGACCATATCTTCGTCAAGCTATAGACTATAGCCAAGATTTATTTGAGTCTGATTTACCACAGTTTTTCCCTGATGCTACATATACAGGATTTGCACCAGAAACAGAAACTGCACTTGATTTAGCAACTGCTAGAGCTACTGCTGGTAGTCCTTTATTAAATTTGAGTCAAGAAGAAGCAAACAAGATATTATCTGGTGATTATCTTTCACCCACATCAAATCCCTATTCACAAGCTCTTTTTAATCAAATGGCCGATGATGTTACATCAAAAGTACAATCACAATTTAGTGCTGCTGGTCGTTTAGGCTCTGCTGCAAATCAAGAAGTATTAGCAGACTCATTAGGCAGACTAGCTAATGAAGTTTACTCAGATCAATTTAATAGAGAACGAGACGCTATGATAAATACTATGAGTACAGCACCTACGCTGGGAGCAGCAGATTATCAAGACATTGAAAGACTAGCACAAGTAGGAGCAGATAAAGAGGCTTTAGCTAATGCAAAATTACAAGATGCCATTAACAGATTTGATTTTGAACAGCAAAAACCATTTATAAAACTAAATGAATATCTAGGTGCTTTAGGTGCTAATGTTCCAACAACAACTGTAGAAACTCAACCAGTCTTTAGAGATAGAGTTAGTGGATTACTGGGTGGTGCTGGTGCTGGTATTAATATTGCAAGTCAATTAGGACTGTCACCTATGGCTGGAGCGATCGGTGGAGGATTACTAGGAGGATTCTTTTAATGAATTTAGGATTCTTAGATAAAAGTTTAGCGAAACAATATCCACAACTTTATGGTACTAATAGAGTTAGAAGTGGTTTGTTTCCACCTTCACTATCTATGCAAAATAGAAGTGTTGGATTACTACAATCTCCAGCAATCGAAGATGTTAGTGACTTATCAACATTTTTGTATAACAGAGCAGTAGTGCCAAGCGTAAATTATCTAGGTGAAAACATAAATCCAAATATAGAACAAGCAGCTAGGTATTTTGGATTTGATGTTCAAAACTTAATACCTAATTTACAAGAAAAAGATTTTAATTTTAGCACGAAAAAAACTACAACAGATCAACCACAAACAATAACACAAGAACTTACAGCAGGAATTGACAAAGCACAAG